TCAAGGCATCAGCCATTGATCCCGAGATTCAGGCGAAGGGCGTCAAGTTCGATGTCGCTGGCCTTCAGGTTGTTTTCATCAAGTCCGACCTAGCAATCGATGTGGCTGCATCAAGCTACGCTGGACAGGTTGAAACCGTCAAGCTGAATGAGATCAAGGCCGCTGGAATGGTTGCCATCAGCAAGCTGAAAAACCAAGCACTCAGCGAAGAGTGGGCACCTACTCGATACGAAGTTGAAGTGATCAAAGCCGAGTACGCAATGAAGGCTGACATGCTGACGAACACTCGACCAAAGGGGCCAGCGATCCACTCACACGACAACTCGACCGTGAGCGGCGAAGTTATTGAAGCCGCAGCGTGTCGCTCGCTCGGATTGAGTGTTGAAACATCATTCAAGCCGGAAGTTTTGGAGTCAGCAGATCGCAACTACCGAAACATTGGTTTGCATGAAATGCTTGTCATGGCTGCTTCACAAAACGGCTACGTTGGCCGCCAGCGAGTTGGCACTGACAACCTGCGTGAGTTGTTGCACTTCGCATTGCCGACGCACGGAGCGACGCCGATTCATGCGGCGGCGTCAACTGTTTCGCTTCCTGGAATTCTTAGCAATATCGCAAATAAGATGTTGCTGGCCGGGTTCATGGAAGAGGATCAGACTTGGCGCGAATTCGCTGATGTTAAGCCGGTCTCAGACTTCAAAACTCACACCAGTTATCGAATGCTGGATGAAATGGAGTACGAGCAACTCGGGCCGAATGGCGAGATCAAGCACGGCAAGGTTGGGGAAGAAACCTTCACGCGATCAGCCGACACGTTCGCCAAAATGTTCGCGTTGACGCGCACGATGCTCATCAATGACGATCTTGGTGCGTTCGATGATTTGCGAACACGGTTAGGCCGTGGGGCATCTCGCAAGTTCCGAAAACTGTTCTGGTCAACATTCATAAACAATAGCGCGTTTTTCACGTCTGGACGAACCAACTACATCACCGGGGCGACAACCAACCTCGGAACGGATGGCGTTGGCTTGGAACTCGCTGTAACAGCGTACCGCAAGCTGAAAAGTACAGACAAAAAACAGGTCGGTACAGGAGGGACATCGCTGGGCGCGCCGAAGAAATTGCTGGTTCCACCAGAACTGGAATTCAAGGCCGACAAATTGTTTGTTAGTGGTAACCTGTCAACTCAGCAAGACGACAACATCCACCGCAACAAGTACACGCCTTATGTTGTCAATGAACTCAGCGACAGCGACTACACAGGATATTCGGCGACAGCTTGGTACTTGTTCGGTGGACTGCTGAAGCCGGTCGTGGTTTCGTTCCTGAACGGCAACGAAAATCCAACGGTTGAGTCAGCAGAAGCCGACTTCAACACGCTCGGAATTCAGTTCCGTGGATACCACGACTTCGGCGTTGACTTCACCGAATGGCTGTCCGGCGTTAAGAGCAAGGGTGCAGCGTAATCGCTCGATGGGTTTTCGGTTCACTTTTCAATCAATCAAAATCATTTATTAAGGAATAGAAATGCCAATCAATCTCGCAACTGAGCGATACGCCAGCGACGAAAAGCTGTCGTACACGGCAGGCTCAGCAGTGACTGCCGGAACGCCGGTTCTCACGTCAATTGGAGTTGTCGGAATTCCAGTAAACGACATCGCAGCAGGCGATGCGGATGAACTGGATATCTGCGGTCGATTCCGTGCATGGGGCGTTGCGTCACAGGCATGGGTTGTTGGCGATCGAGTTGGCTGGGACGCAAACGGCGATCCGCTCAACGGGACCGCCGGAACTGGAGCCTACACAACGACTGTAGCCAACTGGGACTTTGTTGTCGGCACTGTAACACAGGCAAAAGGTGCGACAACAGAAATGGGCGTCATCATGCTTGATGAGCCAGCCGCAAACTTTATCCCTTCCGGGGCACAGCAATCGTTGAGCGGTGCCGGTGCGGTCGATGTCGTATCGTTCTCAACGATGTTGACAACGACTGGTGCAAATGCACTGACGCTCGCAAATGGAACGCGAGTTGGCCAACTCAAAGAAATCATGCTGACGGTTGACGGCGGCGACGGGACTTTGACACCGGCCACAGCATCAGGGTACACGACAATCGTTTTCAGCAATATCGGTGACATGGTCTTGCTTCGCTGGACTGCAGCGGGCTGGGTCATCCTGAAGCGTGGTAATGTTGCTACGGCTGCGATCACAACCCCAGTGGCTGCATAATCCAATGGCGTCGAAATTCGAATTGAGATTCCTTTCTGCCGCTGTGCCACAGTTGCAGCGGCAGTTTGGTGTCTTGATTTGCTTCGCTCGTGGCGTCTATGTCTCGGAAGAATTCACGGCACGGCGAAACGACCGTGAATACAAATCTCTCGGGGCTGAGTTCGGAATTGAGATCAGTATCACGATGCGGGATTTTGTTTTGCCGATCGAGCTACTCTTGATTGACGGCGACGCGATTACCCCAAGGACAGGTGACAGGATTATCGAAGGCGATGAAGTCTTCGAGATCCAGCCACCAGACATGAATAAACCATCGGTCGAATTGCAGGCCGGTGGCTTTGAGTGGCTGTGCCACACGAAAAAAATTGAATGAACGCAGTTCCAATCCTACTCGCAGATGTAGTGACAACGGTGATCAATGCCGCCGTCACAGCAGAAGCATTCGAAACGCTGGGCTTCACGGCTCGGCGATCGTATCCGGATTGGGACGATGATTTTGCAGGACTGAACAATCTGCAGGTTGATGTGGTTTTTGTGGGCAGTGGTGGCGATGTGTTGGAACTGGATTCAGCCAGCTCGATTGATTCCGATCCAGCAGTTGACATTGCAGTCAGAAAACGATTTCAACCCGCTGATCGAGACACAACAGGAGCAGGAGCTGGGCGAATCAAAAGCACGGCAATTGATCCCCTGGTGAGACTGGTCGAACAGATACACGAGATAATCGCAGTCACACGAGACGACGCAACAGAGATTACGACCGGCATCTATGCCAATTGGCTTGATGCCTCCGTGAGAACGTACTGCGATTTCAAACGACTTCGGGAGGGTGTGTTTCTGGGAGTTGTGCGGGTCAAGTTCAACGTGTCGAAAACGGTGTGAGATGTTCGGGTTCTCATTCAAATCTGAAGTGAATTTCAAGCCGGTAGAAAAGGCAGCGGATCGCGCCATCTATCGCAACATTCGGCACGCTGCGTTCTCAGTCCGCAAATACATTCGAGAATCAATCAAGAAATCGAAAGACCCTGCTGCCCCAGGTGATCCGGTTACAACGCGAGGCAGAAAAGGAAATGTCAAGAATTCAATCTTCGCGGCGGTCGAAAACGACAACGCGATAATCGGGCCGCGTTACTCGTTCGTCGGGGCATCAATGGAAGCCCATGAGTTTGGAAAGTCGTTTCACGGGCAGAAGTACCCAGCACGTCCAACATCGGGGCCAGCACTCGATGCGAATCAAGATCGTTTTGCATCATCCTTTGCCGGTTCAGTCGGCGAATAAACAACAATAGAAAGCGGGAGTTGAATCATGGCAAAGAAGATGGGTTATCAAGGTCTTCTGTATTACGGAGCCAAAGGCGGAACGGCATCGACGCTGCTTTCGATGCGTGTTGATGCGTCTTACGACATTGACGTGGAAACAGGGTCAACGACATCCGCAGGAAACGGGATAGACGTACCGATCAACACTGGTGAAGCAACCGCGCTGACTGGCAAAGTCACGTTCAACATGATCCACGAAACGACAGACACGGCTCTCGTTTCGCTGATCGCAGCGGCAGCGACTGGCAACCCTGTGGCACTTCGTTTCATTCGCTCAACCGGGCTGCTCGGTCTTGATGCGGACTGTGTGATCAAATGCACGCAGGGCGCACCGCTGAAAGGCGAGGAGACGATTGACATCGAAGTCGTCGCACTGTCAAACAGTCTGCGTGAGCCGCTTCTGAACGCCTGAGTCTGGCGTCATGTTTCATTCAATAATTTTACCTGGAGTTATACATGGG